GTGCTGCAATACTAGCTGAATCAGCTAAATTAATATTTTCTGCTATTGATTCAGTAAATACCTGAATAATGGTTGATGCATCAGCACTATTAAAGTTTTCATCAATAACAAATATATAGGCTGATCCTATAATAATCACATCAGCCATCGTAATATCTTCAGTTTGACTTGTGACAAAACCAGCTAAAATACTGATTGCGTCTGCCATAGTCATATCTTCTGTAATAGAAGACTGGAACTGAGCTGTAATGGTTGGCGTATCAGCCATATTTACATTTTCAATAATAGACTGTGTTAACTGAGCTATTACTGAGGCTACATCAGCCATAGTAAAATCTTCATTACGAGTTTCTAATGCTGCAAAATACTGTACAGATGAATCTGCTAAATTACTATTTTCTGTAATACTTGATGCAAATCCTGCTACCATAGTAGGCGTATCTGCCATAATCACATCTTCTGTAATGGACTGACCAAAAGCACTTAATTGAGTGCTTGAGTCTCCCATGGTAAATGGTTCAACAATGCTTGCAAAGAATAGTCCAGCTTGTGAATCAACATTACCTATTGTGACATTTTCAGTGATAGTCTGGCCAAATGCCCAAGCCTGAGTATTTGAATCAGCTAAAGTAATATTTTCTGTTATTGAAGCAGAAAATGAATTGCCACCCAATCCAGCAAATGTAGGTTGAGCAAATGCTGCATATCCAAACATTTAAATTACTACCCAGCGAGATCCTGAAGGTACTGTTACTGCAATACCACTATTGACTGTAATAGGGCCAGTACTCATTGCGCTTGATCCAGAAGGTATAGAATAACTAACTGCTACCGTTTTACTATTAACTACAAGACCATTAGATGCGCTTAGTTGAGGTGAAGTTAAAGTTCCTGTAGACGGAACAAATGTAAATTTAGTACTTGTAACACTAACACCAGAAATAGATCCAGAAGTTGCACTTGTAAATGTTGGATATAATGAAGTAGCTGTAGATGTATCATTAGTGACCGTAACACCAGATGATGCTGCTGCCCATGAAGGTACACCAGCTGCTAATGTTAATACGTATCCATTAGTTCCTGCAGCTAATTTAGATAAAGTGTTTGTGGCAGATGCATAAATAATGTCGCCAGTTGCATAGGTAGCAAAGCTTGTTCCACCAGCTGCTGCAGGCAAAGTACCAGCCGCTAAAGCTGATGCTGATGTAGAATAAATAGCATTGTTAGCTGCACTAAAAGTTGTTAGACCAGTACCACCATAACCTGATGCAATTGTTGTACCATTCCATACTGCATTGGTAATTGAGGCATTACCAAATGAAGCTGAGGTAGAATTAAAATCATATGAAGATGGTATATAACTATAAGCCTTCCATGTACCTGCGGAAGTAGTATTATCTGTTAATACCATAACAGCTGTACCGCCAGTAATAATTGTATCTACTGTTGCTGATGCGCTATCAGTAATAGTGACATTACCTGTACTGCTACTGGTTATAGTAAATGTTAACCCTTTATAAAGCGTTGTAGCAACAGGCAATCTAATTGTTTGTGTAGTAGTGCCTACAACATTTTGCCATCCAGCAGAAGCATTGGTTAATATTGTAGTGCCAGCAGCTGCTGTAATTGTAGTAAAGCCTACATATACATTATTAGCATATAAAGTACCAATACCAGGATCACCATAGCCACCTAATGAAACACCGCCTGAATTAAAGATGGTCATAGCATCAGTAGTATTACTATTAGTTACAAAGTGAACATTATATGCACCATATGTACCAATAGTAAGATCAGTAGAAGCAGAAGCTAAATACGAAGCACCAGCAATATTAAATGAACCTGTGCCAGTAAAAGTAGAAGAGTTAATACCCAATTCAACATATCCTGTTGATCCTGTAGATGCATCATTAGATATATTTAAATTAGCTGAAGCGTTTGTAGCAGAGCTTTTATTCTGAATAATAACTTGATTATAGCCAGCAACTGTAGAAGCAAATGAACCAATAATGCCTGTATCTGAGTAGCTTAATGTAGAACCAATTGTAGCTACATCATTGGCATCATAATTAATAGACTTTTCTGAAGGGTATGTAACGAAGACATTGACTGTGCCAGAGAAAGTTACAGCACTACCTGAATTACTTGAAGCTAGTATGGTTGTACGTGTTAATGTAGGTCCAGTTGTAGAGTATGTACCAACACCTACTTCCCAGTTACCAGATGCGTCTGTTGCACCATAATAGGTCGTATTTCCGTTGCCAATAACAGCAAAAGATTGAAACCCAGTAACTGCGGTAGTTAAGGTAAAACTAACTGTAGTATTGGCCGTACCCTGTTGCTGGACACGATCATTTAACGCTAGAGCCATTTAGGACTCCTTAGCTTGTTGCAGTTGTAGAGTATGTAACTGAAACTGTATCGCCAGCTGTTGTTACTTTAGCTGTTGCAAAGTTACCTTCACTATATAATGTACCTGCAGTAGAACTTTGTGTGCTTACTGCACCAGAGCCTGTTACTAAGAAACAACCATAAACTGTACCACCTGCACCTGTAATAGTGTAAGTAACTGCAGTAGCTGTTGATGTTGTAACGTTTGATGGTGTTGAGCCTGATGATGTTGAAGCTGCAAATACTGCTGTACCACGAACTGCAGAACCACCTACTGTATAGTTAATAAATTCAGCTGCATTAGTAGTTACTAATGTAGTCATAGTATCTGTAGCTGCTGGTGTTAATGATACTTTTGTAAGACCTAAAAATGGTCCAACTGTAGTATATGTACCTGATGTTCTTAATAAAGTATCAAGCATTAATTGTTTACCAGCTGCAACTACTAAGTTAGGAAACTTTTCTTCCCATTTTATATTGCCTGCTTTGTCATGGCATACAACATGATAATGACCATGTACGCCAAGATCTTCTGCTGATGCAGCATTTGTATTTAATGTAGCTATGGCTGAGTCACCAAAGCCGCCTGTTTCGTTAATCATATATTTCTCCTTATTGAATTCTTAATATTGCGCTTGTTGATGTTGCTGATGGAAATTGGACTTGGAAACTAGTAGTGGCTGTTTTATCAGATCCAAAATTTAATACACAAACGGCTGCTCCAGTAGTGCTATTATAAACTAAAGCGCCCCTACAAGTAAAATTTGCAGGACTCCAAGTAACATTGCTAAATGATACATAAGCAGTGTTATTTGAAGCATCACTCCCAACACTAGGAGTTAGTACTAAACCTCCAGCAGTGTATCCTGTTCCAGTAACTTCATCTGTTGTTGTGTAAGCTACTGTAGTATTGTTTAAATCAGCATTAGCAGTATATAAAGCTATTTTATACACATATGGACTAGGACTATTAAAGTCTTCAGCTCCACTGATTAAGTTATATTTAAATACCGTACAAGATGTTTGAACAATCATGACCTAACCTTAAGTTTAGTTTGACCATCACGATAAGCATCACCACGCTCAAGTCCATCACCAAGACGTTTAAGTTGAGACAAAGCTTCCATGTATTTGTCTTCAACATTTTTAATCATATCTGGTTCTTGTTTTTGGAATAGCATAGCTTCTCTTAATGAGCCATATAATAATACTGGATCATAGTTATCACCAAGCCAACTTGTTCCAGCTGAATTGGTTACTGTATTAACTGTAATAGAAAATCCAGATCCACTGTTTCCAAGATATGTATTAGCTGCGCTTAATACGTTACCTACAGCATAGAATTGACCACCATCTTTTAATGTGACCGATGTAACTGTACCAGCAGATCCAACAACAATCGTTGCTGTAGCACCGCTACCATTACCATTAGTTAATGGAACATCAGCATATGTGCCTGGAATATATAAAGAGCCAGCAACAAGTGTTGTAAATGTAGCAATTTCACCCTGTACAATAGTAGGTGGGTAGAAGAAATAATGTAACTCAACAGAATAACTACTATCTGGTGTAGGACCCAATATTAATGATAGTTCATTAATGCTTGTATATTGAGGCCCAAACAATGCATAATGCGTTGGCTGACCAGTATATGTTGGACTAGGAAAAGCTTCTCTAATATAGTTAACATCTTTATTCAATAAGTAACTATAGTTTCCGCTTGCATCAATCACTGCCAAAGAATAGGCTGATAGCCAATCATCTGGTAAAGATAAATACTGATTACTTGCTGTGAGCGTACCTGTTACATTTTTGCGTAATGCAGGTATTTGAACTGAATTGTAAATTCTTTCCTCTGCTTCTTTAACAAAGCGAGGAATATTACTTACAAATAAAGCTTCAGTAGTTTCAGTATAATCTTGTATAGTTTGATACAGCTGAACATAGTTCATTAAGAATTATCCTTGTTTTCCGCTAATTTTACGACCCTTAGTAGCTGCACCATAACCACGCATTTCTTTAACACCATATGGGTTAACATCTGCATAATTGCCTTTGCTAACACCACCAACAGAAATGTTCATCTTGCTCATGCCATTACCTGGCATAGAAACAGCTTCTTGTTGTGTGCCATTTGGGTTTTCCATTGGTTGTTTATATACACCAATATCATCACCGCCACCTTCTGGATATTCAAATCCAGTATAAGCACTAGCTGGTTTATTTTCTTTAGCGTGACCTAGCGGATATGATGTTGCTGGATCAACTGCAAATTTTTCTTTAGCCATGATTATTTACCTTTTTTTTGATTCATTGCTCTTGCTAAATTGCGTCCAAGTTTCTTCATAGATAATGAAGTTACTGAGGATGCGCCTTTAGAACCTTTACCAGATTGAATACCAGCTATTGGTCCTGAATCACCTAGATTTTTGCCTTTGGTTTTACCTTGTTTAGTAATACCGTCAGCTGCTTTTTTAAATGCCATTTTATTTCTCCTTAAGTTGTAACTATTGTAACAGTGCCTATTTGAACTTGTGGTAATAAGTTATTAGGCGTTAAAAATGTATCAAAGTAACTAGCACCACCTACTGGTTGCCATCCCCATTGAATCTGTCTGCTACCATCAGTAGGGTATCCAGCATCATCCACGTTATTAACGTTTGTATCATATGGATTTGTCATTAATCCAGTTGTGCCACCTACATTATAACTCACATCTGGTCTTGGTTCACGTACTGCTTGTGGATCATTGACAGGATACATACCTAAATGTAACTGTGGTTGATCTGGGTCCCAGCATTCTGGGCAAACTTTAATGTTAAAAAGCTTGGTCTTAATGATCATTTTTGACAGCTCTTTAAGCTTGTATCTTTGACCACAACGATCGCATTCAGCAATCGCATATTTACCTGATGAATATTTATTAGGCATCTCTTACCTTGTGTAGAACATATTACGTGGCACAAATCTAATAGGTGCCTTTTCACGATCTTCCTGAGATGCTAGATCCCATTGTTTTTCATAATCAGCTTGTAACATAGCTACTCTATTTGGATCCACTTCTGGAACTTTTTGAGCTAAGTAAAATGCTAATCCAGCTACCATACATGGTAAAAAGCGGAAAGGAATGTCATTAATGACAACGCCAGTTCCAGCATCTTGAATTCTTCTTAAACGCCAATAGACAAATGTATAATCACCGCCAGCGTTAGGTGTAGGCCATACATTAATATTTGGTAGTAATGGTATGGATAAGTAATTATAAGGGCTTGTAGTGGCTATATGTGCAGCTGCAGTGGTATTATTTTGACCACGGAAACAGTTTAATAATTGGTTGGTAGCGTTATCTATATTTTGATATAAAATAACTTCATTATCTATTTGAACATATCCAGTAGCTGCAAGACTTGCTACACTACTTACTGATATAGTTGTATCAGATGAGCTAATAGAAGCTGATAAGTATACAGTAGAAGTAGATGTATTACCAGACTGTC